GTAAGTCTCTTATGAATATGTCTAGAAGAAACTCAGAAATAGAAGCTGAAAAAGCAGAGTATCTTGCAATATTTAGCAGACACAATTTAGATATGCTAGCATTGAAAAAGCCTGGTCTTATGACTAACAGGTTCAACAATGGTAGTGAAAAAGTGATGGAGGGAATGGAAGATGATACAGAAAAGTTATACGAGCTTACTGTGCCTAGCACTGACGATAAGTAGTTGTAGTTTACTTCCTACTAAGAAAGTAGAAATAGTATCTAAACCAATTGAAATCGACATCATGCAACCTGATTTACCAAGACCAGTAGAGCTTACAGCTCCTCAATGGTGGGTAGTATCAGAAGCAAGAATTACAAACCCCTGTATCAAAAGAGTGCAAGATGATGGCAGTATGAAAAGACCTAAATCCTGTCTCAAAGAAGATACAGAAAATCCAGATTGGCCTGAAGGTTATACCTACCTAGACCAGTTTTTGGATGAAATGAAAGAACAAAATAATGGAGAAGTACTCTTTGTAGGAACAACCATTGGAGATTATAAAGTCATGTCAGAAGATATGCAAGAGTTAAAAAGGTACATCAATCAACTAGGAGAAGTAGTAATATACTATCGAACAGTTACAGCTCCAAGCGAGATAAAAGATGAGAAATGATAAAACAAGTAGATGTCAAAAATTATAGACTATTACAGCATTGTGATGTAATGGTGGAGAGGTTATTAAAATTACCTCAAACTTTTAAATCAGTACCAATGCCTAACAATAGTTATCATAGACTTAGACAACTTATGGCAGTTAATGATGGTAGAATAGAAGAAACAAATAGCAGTGACTATGCAGATAGAATTGGTTATACTGTAAATAATAACAAAACACAGGCTAATTTTAATGATACTTATCCTTGGTCTAGACCTATTAGAGATTATGCTAAATATAAATTTATACAGTACTTTAACGAAGAACTTTTATCAGGCAGTTGGTATTGGGATAGTTATGAAGTACAACCCCCTAAATATGGGTGGACTGCTTGGCATAACTCAAAGAATAAACCTAGACATTTTATAAGATTCATTTGGAACAGTGGAGAAGGCTATACAACTTATGTAGAGAATGGTAAGTCTATAAAAATAAAAGACAAACACAACACTAATCCAGGTATGACAAATTGGACAGTTTTATCAGGAACTCTTGATGGAAACCAGTGGTTATCTGATAGAAATTTAGGAGACTATCCTAGAATAGTATTAGATATGTCAATCGATAGTATAAGACACGATGATTTTAGTGAAGCCCTTGCTTTGTTAGAAGAAGAAGTCGAAGAAATTATTACAATGGTGCCTGAAAATAGAGAGTTAGAGAGTCCACAATTTACTGTTGCAGTTTGGCCTGATGACCAATATAGAATACCTGCACAACCAAGATAATGTTTAAAAATTTATTTCAAATGCTTATGTGGAAAAAAGAAATGCAGAAACAAGCAGATTGGTTTGATGAGAACGAACCTGCACAAGCAAGATTTGAAGAAAATGAAGATTGGTTAGAAGAACTAGAGGATAGAATAATTAAACTGGAAGAACTAAATGGCAAAAACAACACTAGATGATTTACTTACCCACGACATTAATGGTGAAGTTAAAACTCTACCTGAAATAGAGAAAAAAAGAAAAGAATATCCTCGCAGTGCTGGTCCAGGAAGCCCTGCACAAGAAACTGTCTCATTGTATGGAGACATAAGTAATATTTTTAAGAGTACCACAGAATTAAATTTAGGACAAAGAAACCCTGATTTTATACATGGAGACTCTTTTCAAGTTTATTACTCCCACCCAAATTATAAAAACAACCCCTACATATCAAGCTACCCTCCTATAAAGAAAAGTATAGACAATATATTATGGGCTTGTGATATGAGAAATCAACAATCCTCTTCATTCGATGCACCTTTAGAAAGAAATGCTCGACTCAATAATTATAACAAGATTATTAGAATAGAAGTTATAAAATTATATAAAGACAAAACAGTCACAGTACCTAAGAAAAGAAAATCAGCTATATTTTTATTAGAAGGAGATGTATGGGTAATTACATCTAAACATAGTAATGTTGAACAAATGCTGTATGTATCAGATATAAGGCACGGTGAACAAGGATTATGGTTAAAAGCCTTACGAGAAAGAGAAATGTTCCCTAGAAGATTATTAGGAGAAAACACAGGCGTACTTACAGGAAATGTATTAAAAACTACCATAATACCAGAAAAAGACTCATCAATAGTAGTGGTAGATTATGCTTAAAATATTTATAGGAACAAGTGAACACCAAGACATAGCAGCCGAAAGAGTGCTTGTATACTCATTACATAAAAATACTAATCATGAACTAGATATAACATTTTTAAGACCTAGTATGTTTCCTGATTGGGATAGAAGTATGTGGGGTACTCCTTTTTCATATTTTAGATATGCTATACCAGAGTTGTGTAATTGGAAAGGTAAAGCCATATACATGGATGTAGACCAATTAAACTTTAGAGATATAGCAGACTTATGGAATACAGATTTAGAAGATAAACCTTTTGGTATGTGCTGGGAAGCAGATAACTGGAATGGTGGAAAGCATAGAGGAACACCTCTTGAAAGAGGTTGGTATTCTGATAGTGTAATGGTAATAGATTGTGAAAAAGCAAAAGAGTGGGTAGATGAGATACATCACATTAGAGATATAAATAATGTAGGAGATATCTATAAGTATGTATTCTTTGCTAAGTGCGGAGCTCCCTACAAAGAAAAAGCAACTATGATACATGAGATAGATGCAAGGTGGAATAGTTTTGATGGGACAAATACTAGCGTTGCTGGTGCAAATACACATTACGATATAAAAGATATATGGCACATACACTTTACAGGGTTGAGCTATCAGCCATGGCATCCAAACTACATCTACTGTCTAAAAGGAACTCACGAAAGAAGTGACATTACAGATGTTTGGTGGAAATATTACAAGATTATAAATGAAATTTGAAGACCTACTAAGTCCCATCGGGGTAGAAAAGTTTTATAAAGAACTTAAACATAAGAAGGCATTTTATATCAAGTCAGATAAAAATATCTTTGAAAATTATTTTAGTTGGGAAGAACTAGATAATTATATGAATCAAATGAACATTGGTACATGGGATAGAACTCCACAATTACAAATGGTTATGCCAAGTGGAAGAAAGTGGTGTAAGAAAAAGTCGCAAAAGAAAAGAAGTAGAAAAGAAGTATTTGATTTGTGGAATCAAGGTAGTAGTATGATACTTACATTAAGTGAGTTCTTAAACGAAACCATGTGGAAACAGTGCCAAGAATTTGAAAAACATTATGGAATTGGACAGGCAAACATATATTGCAGTAAGCAAGCAAAAGCTAAGACCTTTCCAATCCATGCAGATGGTACTGATAACTTTCTCTTTCATGTAAGAGGAAAGATTCGTTGGTACATATATAAAGAGTTTGTAACTGATAACTACCACCCAAAAGAGGAGGAAGTAACTATCAGTCGAATAATAGAGCTAGACGAAGGTGATTTTCTTTACATTCCGAAAGGTCTATTTCATAGGGTAGAAACCCTGAGTCCAAGAATATCAATTAGTTTTCACTTTCAAGAAAGAGGAAGCAACCCTTACAAAAGGAATGATTGGTACGACTGGAAGCCGTAGGAGAACAATATGGCAGAACCAAGTAATCAGTTTTCAGGAGATATGTCAAGGAATGAAGTAGAGATAGACCTTAATAAGTTTATGGAACTCGTCACCGAAAACAGTAATCTGAAAGCTGAAATATTAAAGTTAGAAAACGATAAAGAACCCGAGAATCCGTGGCAACGCTGGATTTGGCTATCTTCAATGATAGACGCTTGGAGAATCTTCCCTCGTTTATTTCTAACAGTATACATTGTACTACTCTATAAATGTACAATATGGTTTATGGAATTACCAGAACCTTCAATGGAACAATCAGGTTTGATTAGTATCGTTGTGGGCGCAGGTGCGGCTTGGTTTGGTCTTTACGCTGGTACAGCCAAGGACAAAATCAATAGCAAGTAAACCATGGAGACAATGTGGAAACACTACTGCAAGTGGGTGCGTAATGTAGTTTATGTACCCATTGGCACTAAATGTCCATATTGTAAGAAACCAGAAAATAATACTTGACATATGGTTATAATTTTAGTATAATATACATATGAAAAATACAGATAACAACGAACATAAAACAGTCAATATGTGGAACTCAGAAACAAAAGAGTTTGAAACATACCATTACGGAGAGTGCGAACATTGTGGAACTACAGTACAGTCAGAAAATGGCGAGTGTCCACATTATAAGTGCTGGATAGCATGAACCTGTTTTACTTAGATGAAGACCTAGACAAATGCGCAGAGTATCATGTCGACAAGCACATAGTAAAGATGCCTCTCGAGGCAGCACAACTCTTATGTACTGCGATATGGATTGATGCCAAACTAGGTTTTGTACCTCGTGCGCTTGACAAGGACGAACGAGAAGTACTAAATAGTGAGAAAGCCAAGATTAAGCACCTACCGCTTGACCAGCGACCACTCACGCCCTACTTGCCGATGATGTATAATCATCCCTGCACGATATGGGTTAGGTCGAGCTTGGATAACTTTGAGTGGACTCATTGTTATGCTAACGCATTAAACGATGAGTACCACTATCGTTATGGTAAACAACACAAATCCATAGTGGAAGTAGTAAACAAACTACCTGAGCCAAAGAATATGCCCAGACTTGGATTTACAGAATTTGGACTAGCAATGCCAGATGAGTTGAAAGACTACGAGAATCCGATACAAAGCTATCGGGACTACTATCATCTTGACAAAGCTACATTTGCAGCATGGTCTCACAGAGACAAGCCTCACTGGTGGAATGAAGATTACGCCGACTATGAGGAAAGGATAACAGCAAAGTGATTAAGAAAGAAGCTGGAGGATATACCTTCACATTTAACGATGGCACTTCAGAGAAAGCTCAAGAAGAAGCCATTAAAAAATATTTAAAAAGAGGAAACTACTTTAGAAATATCATCATAAGAAAATCTGATGGTACAGAAGTACACCTAGGAAATGGAGTAAGAAAACATGGCAAACGACACACCTCTTAGTAAACTACTAGGAATAACAGAAGAACCCCTACAAACTATGTCAAAGTCAGAAATGCTTTTAAACAATTTAGAAACACAACAAGCAAAGACTAGACAAGAGATACACTTACTAGAAGAAGAATTAGTAGATAAAAAAGAGTACCTTTTAAAAATAGTGGGTGGTATAGAAACTTTAAATGAACTCTCAAAGTGAGAATAGTAGTCCAAGATAATTTCTACCCTGAACCTGATAAAGTAAGAGAACAGGCACTTGCTATGTTCTTTCACCCAGGGCAAATGGGTATGCAAACAAAATTTCCAGGTCAGCGAACTAGAGGAACATTCTCGAAAGAGAACAGAATATATGTTAGGAATAAATTATCACATATGTTAAATAGAAATATGATAAACTTTCCTCACAATACTAGCAACGCTGCGTTTACTTTAGGAACTGTACGAGATAAGTCTCCTCAGAATTGGATTCATCATGATGCAACTTATATGGATAGGGAGAATAGATTAGGAGGCACTGAGTATGCCGCAGTTATATATCTATCTCCTGAACCAGACCCTACAGCAGGTACTGCATTTTTTAGAAGTAGAAAATCAAAAACAATATGGAAAACAAAAGATGTGACTTTTGATAACTCTACAGGATTTAAAGATGTTTGGAAAGGACATCCTAACTTTGATTTACATATGTTCTCAGCGAATATATACAACAGAGCGCTAGTATATCCAGCAAGATATTGGCATGCTCCTTCCAACGCAGGTTGGGGATATGACAAAAAGACAGGTAGACTTGTACAAGTTTGCTTTTTTATGGTAGAAAAAGGAGAGTATGATGACAGAATACAACAACAATAAGTTTAACGAGGACGAAGCACTCAAAACGCTTCAAACCTATATTAAGTCGACATACGATGGACATTATAGTATGAATAAAATCCAGTCAACCGAGTTCATTTTCGATGCTGGTCATGGCGAAAGTTTTTGCTTAGGAAATATCATAAAGTATGCACAACGCTATGGAAAGAAAGATGGACGAAACGAGCAGGACTTACTAAAGATTCTGCATTACGGAATAATTTTACTAGGGGTAGAAAATGAGAATAAAAAAACACGAACAGATTACACAAGCGAATATAACCAAGGTAATTGAGTTATTAAATCCAACGGATGGTAGTAAACCTATTACCAAGAAGGAAGC